AATAATTGAAAGCCATCATTGTCTTTGTAAAACACATGATTTAAATATGCTGTTGCTTGTTCAGATAAAGGTACATCTTCAGCAGTTACAGGTTCACACTTAACTACTTTATCAGATGCTGTAAATATTCTTAATAAATTTGGTAAGATACTTTCAATGGTATCAGATACATCAGTTGATACGACTTGTGAACGACCATCTATTTCAGTTCCAAGTTTATCTCCTAAATAATATTCAATAGATTTTTTTCTAGCTTCAGAAAGATTACCACCTAAATATCCTAAAGCATTTTCAATATGATTACCAAGAAGTGTTTTTAATTTTAAATCTAATTCAGCCATGTTAAATTATATAACTTGTGTTAACTTCAATTTCTTTTTTCCAATCTGTCATTTTACCACCAACAAAAGTGCAACCATATCTAAACGCATCTGCTGGATGACTGGCGAAGTTGTGAATGGGTCTGTTTTTAAAACACTGATTTTTTTCATCCCATTTTTTTTGATAAGCCTTCAATGCTTCAACTCCTTGATGTGTTTTTTCTTTATCAAAATAACATTTAGGTAAGTTCTTTCTAACAGCTTCAATTCCATCTTCAATAGAAAGTTTTGGAGCTATATCAAAAGATATACCCAATTCAAGAGCTGATTCTAATCTTGATTTACCAAAAGCTCCTAATTCCCTAACTTTTATATCATGTGGAGCTATATGTCTATAATATTTATATGGTTTGGAGTCTAGCAGATCAGCATAGAAATCTAAACCTTCACCAGAGGATTCTTCATAATCAATTACCCTAATTTCATCATTATGTTTTTGTACAAACCAAATCGCTGTAGAATCTTTTAGACCCAAATCCCACCAAGTTTCTGTATCTAAATTTTCATCATAAGGAACACTGGTTATTCTATTTTTCTTTTCTAGGTCATCTATAATAGCACCATAGTATGATCCAGTAATTGCAGCTTGAAACGAACACTCAAACTCCTGTTCATATAAATCTTCTGACATCATTTCTTTTGCAGAACTTAATTCATCATCATCTAGTATTTTTGTTTGACTTGCTTTAAACACCCCAGTCCACCAATCCTTTTGTGATTGAGCTTCTTTGTGTAATTTATAAAAATAATTTTGTCCTTTGGGTGTGCCAATGAAGATACACCATCCTTTTCGGTCAGCCAAAGCAGGTCTGATAATCTCAGGAAATATTGTTGGGGATAAACTTTGTGTTTCATCCATAACGCATCCATCTAAAAATATACCCCTAAGTGCTTGATCGTTTTCAGCTCCAAGAATAGTTATTCTTGCACCATTAGGAAAATCACATCTAAGTTCTGATTCATTAAATTTAACAAATGGAATATTTTTACCAAAGGTTTTTATGTAATCCCAAGCAGTCGCTTTACCTTGTTTAAATGTTGGTGAAATAAAGGCATATCTTGGATTAGGTTTAGGGTTGGTCAAAGCATCTCTAATCATGTGGTTGATACACATTACAGTTTTGCCAGACCTTCTATGTGCAACTATTACGTTAAATCGGTGCTTAAGCATCTCATTGTGCAAAAATTTTTGCAGTTTTCTAGGTGTGTATGGAATTACGATCTCAGACATTTAAAAATAAAACCCCCCTTAATGAATAGTCGTATCAGGTGGAATATTCAAGGGTTTAATTCCTAGTTGATCTGTCATGTATTCAGAAAAGTCTTTAGCATCTTCATAGTCTTCAAAGCCATCAAAGTGAACTATCACTGAATTGTTATATTCAGATACTACAACTATAGCAGTTATTCTTGATTTAATTTTTTCAAACATAAGATGCTCCTCTTGTTTAGATATATATACCTCCTAACGTAATATGCGAAGCGAAAAAATAAAAATCAGGGCATGACCTTTTAAAACCCCCCAGATTTTTTATGCACTTTCTGATTATTACTGATAGTCATAAAGTATCAGAACAACCTTAAGCTAGAAAAATTATAAATTAACTAAATTAAAAATAGAATTGACCCTATATTGTAAAAAATTTTATTTTATATGGGGTCAGGGCAAGTTTTTACAAAGAGGATGCAAAAACTTTGTCCTTCAAGTGTAATTAATATTGATTTAATTGATTTATTTATCTGACCATTTAACAATTAAAGGTTTATTGTCATGGTTTGCAAGTTCCAATTTCTTAACATTGTCATTGTATTTTGGTAACAATTTGGATGCTTTCCATTTGGTTAATGCGACAGCTTCTTTAATTAAATGACTTGTTGCAAGATCCCCTTTTCCATTTGCCTTAAAGTCTTCTATTGCTTTCTTCAATTCAGTTGCACTTTCAGACAATAAATAATCAACCCCATCCTGTTTTGCTAATTCGTATTGTTCTCTAATTTTGGGTTTTTTGTGCATTAATTGTCTGAACCCTTCCCATGATAAATTTAAGTCTTTTAATATAGTCTTGATACCATTTCCTAGAGCTAATTGAGAATATATCTTGTTTAATATTTCATTTGTAAATTTTATATGATTCATATTATTTTTTTATTTTATGTATTGACAAAGCTATTGACAAGATATATCAAGTCAATATGTATTTAGTTATACATAATAAACTAAAAAAAAGAAAGGGAATAAAATGAAAATCTATAATATATCGGATGACTTTGAAACTAATATTAATGGAATAGCTGAAGATCTAAACATAAAACTTGATAAATCTTATGTATCAAGAAATTGCATGAGAGTTAGATTAATTAAAATCAAAGAAAATAAAAACTATCAAAGGGTTGGATTTAGTAAAAATAAAGATGGTTCAAGAAAAAAAGTAAATTCAATTTGTTGGCATGGTTACAAAGATTTTTTGATTGAAATGTATAAATATCATCCAAACGCTAAAGTTGTTACAGCTCAAGCAACATATTTAAACAAAGAAGACTTTGAACAAAAATACCCTGATACAGCTTTTAATAATATTGGATCAATGGTTGATCCTTTATATTATTCTGATGCTTGTTTATGTCATTAAGCTATTGACAAATAATAAATATAATGCTATTGACAAATAAAAAGAAAGGTAGTTATGAAAATAAAAATACATCCAACAACACTAGCAGGATTTAAACAAATTGTTGAAATGTTTGAATCAAAAGAATCAACAGAAAATAAAGATGGTATTATTTCTATTGGTGGAAAAAAAGCTGAAAAATACATTAGTCCAATAGCAATAGAAATATTATTACAATTAAAAAAAGATACTATCTTAAAAGCAAAGTTATCATAATTAAATTAACTATTGACAAGATATGGTTTTATACTGTATCTTGTCAATAACTAACAGAAAGGTAAATATGAAAGATATATTTTATAAAATATTATTTGTTGCTGTAACGTCTTTGATGCTTTCAGGGATAGGATTGTTTGCATTACATACAATGGTAGTTAGGGGGTTAATATGAAATCAAGTTGGTGGAAATTAACTATTGAAGATTATCCAAATTATAAACCTAGTGATATTAATCTTGAGCATATAGCTGAAATGATTAAACAAGGTTATGACAATGGACAATTAATACAAGAAGAAGAAGATCAAGAAAATGACCGATAGAACAAGATGGGGAATAGATTTCTTAGATGCTCAAAACAAAGATAGAAAGTATCAAGAAAAAAAGAAAGCGATAGATCAATTAAAAGAGCTATTAAAAAATTACAGCTCAGATACTTTGATTGATATGATAATGAAAGAAAGCGATAACAAAGAAAGGAAGTAAATATGCGACCATGTATTAGCTTTGATGATGTTAATATAACACCAGTAGATAAGACAACTCAAAGATGGGATCAGAAGAAAAAAAAATATATTGATTTAAAAAAACCAGTAGTCAAGAAAGGAAAGACATTAAATATTGGCGATTGCTATGATCTATTTGAGTTAGTTAGAAAGTTAGATCATCATATTGATCTAATCAATGGACATGATGATTATATTGACGTTAATTTTAAATTAAGAGCTATGTATTAAATGATTGAGGCAATAATAATTATTGAGATTGTTTTACTTGTTATTGCCTCACTACAACAATGATTATTTTTGGACAACCTATTAAGAATACAAAGATTAGAATTATTCTAATCTGTATTATGCTATTGACAATTATAGGAATAACATTAATATTAATTTAGAAAGAGAGGAAACATGATAAGCACATCAGAAATAAAAAAAGAATTAATTAGCATTATAGTTGATTACAAACAAACAATGTCAAAAGACTTAGAACAAGCACTTGAAAATTTACATGATGAAATTGAAAGTGATAAAGAAGATGAATAAACAACTGAACAAAAGTGAAAGAAAAAATCAAAGGTTATTTAGAATACAAATTAGACCTAGAACTATGTGGGGTAAATACCTTTGAGAAAGACCATGAGATTAGAGAAAGATATGAAAGGTATATCAAAGATAAACAACAAAGCATTAAGACTAATTCCAGAGAAGATAATAACAAAGCAACAAAGACTTAACTATGCAAGAACACTTTGGAATATAAAGAAAGGAAGGAAACAATGAAAAACGAAAAATGGATAGCATTTAAAAAACCTAAATTTATTGGAATAGATTATGACTGTAAAGGTAATCCATTAATAGATTGGCAAAAACAATTAAAATTAAAAATTGACAGAGATACTGTTGGTTATGATTTTAAAGTTGTTGCTTATAAAAAAGTACAAACTTGTATGGAATGAGGAGGATAGGGGGTTGTAGAAAGAAAGGTATAAGAATTAACCCCCATATCCGAAAGATACCTAGATATTGTATGTTAACTTATTTAGCATACTTTATCTTGAGCTTGTTAGCAATTACTTTTTCAAACTTATTATCCTTTTCAACTTCCGACCAGTATTCCCTCACTATCTTATCTATAATTGGTTCAGGTGTATTTCTATTTTGTAGAAATCTAAGAAGGTCTATCAAGGGGGGGTGCTTAACCTGATTTTTACGATTTCTATCTATAGCTTGTCTGTATTGAAAATTAGAAGACTTTCTAATTTTACTTAATTCATATTTGATAGTTTCAATAGGTACATATTTAGTCATAACTCTAATTAGTAATTATTAGTATAATTCTTTATTAAGGTACATATTTTGGGGTGGTAGTGTGCAAAAAATGTAGTGCAAGACACCTACTGCCAGACCCCATGTTAATAAGATGTTAACTACTTACCAACTTTATCCCCCTCTTTTCCACAAACTTCTTCCTCACTTTATCCACATATATTTTCTTTTGTTTAGCAGACATAATCTTTCTAAGTCTAATATTATTATTAAGGATATATTGAAAGTTTTCATCCCCTCTAAAATAATATTTATTAGTTTTATCTTTACCCCTATTTTCCCATGTAATATATCCAAATAGTTGTAGTCTGTCCAAAGCCTTTAGGATGGTTCTCTTGTCTTTTATTTTTAGTTTTTGTTTTAGGTAGGCATAGGAAGGCACACATCCCCTTTTGGCTGTTCTGAGCCTTGTCAGAAGCATATAGAGGCATTTTTCAACAGAGGTTAAAACCTCATTGTCTATCAAAGAATGGGGTACTTTTAAAAATGGCTCAGTATTACTCATCAAATATTATTTTAGCATTGAAACTAAAGGATATTCTCTCATCTGTTTCATTGTCCGAATAGAATGGATATACAGCATGACGTAAAGATGAGGGGAATATATAAAAATCTTTAACCATAGGTTGTATCAGATAGTTTGCGTTTGTGAACATATCCTCAGTACCTTCAACAAATTCAATGTGTCCACCAACAGCATGATGTTGTTTAGAATGTTTATAATCTACCATAGACTTTGGTAATTTAATATAACCTACAGTTGAAATGTCTGGGGATAGATGTCTATCCTGAAAATGTGTGTGGGTATGGCATGGGTTGAAATCCCCTGACTTTTGAATGTTATGCCAAGAAGCTGTAATAATAATTTGCTTAACTTTTTTTTCTTTGTAATGGGATGTAGCATAATGAACAATTAATGTATCAAAATATTTTTGTTTCCATTTTAACATGACAGTATGACTGACCAATAATTCTTTGTATAAATTACCAGCCAACTTATGACCAAACTTATGACCTTCTATTTTTTCTGGGGATGATCTGATTGTATTTAAATCATTTAAAAATTCTTTTATTAAATCATCAGGTAATTCTGATTTTAATATTGTTGATCCGAAAGGTTTTAATAATGCACATTTAATATCACTCATTTATAAACTCCGATATTGGTTTTAATTTATTTAAAGGTATCTTCCAAAAATATGGTCTATCAGATATATTTTGATTTGTCCAAATGCCACATTTTTGACAATCTTTTGCTTGTATGTAGCCACAAACATAGAAAGTTGGTGTATTATCTATTACTAGGAAATAATAATCTTCAGGTTTATAGTTTGGTCTTATTGTAAGATATTTTTCATATTTAGAATACAACTGAGATTTTATTTGTGTTGGCTTTCCATTTATGATTATATCTTTACCATGATAATTGTTCACAGAATGAGTGAAATAATTAGAAAATTTTTTGGCAAGAGCCATTTCACATAGCGAACCAGATATTGTTTTTCCCCATTTATCATATTGATTACCTTTATAGCCATGACCCCACTTAATATTATCTCTCATACTCTCTACTTCTCTCAAAACTCCTGTCATAGCACCTTGTAATATTTCATACCAAGCTAACTTAACTGAGGGATAATCCATATATTTCTGACATACATTATTTAAATTAAAATGCAAATTAATTGTTGACTTAATTGTAAATAATTTGTAAATAAACTATCAATGAAAGAAAGATTTACAGATTTAGCATGGACAAATGGTGATTTTAATAAAGCCACAACATCACCAAGTCAAACATCCTTAACGAATTGGATGTGGTTTAACAAATATCATTTGATGCCATACTTAAAATTTAAACAAGAAAAACCATCAAGCAGTTTCAAAGCAGGAACTTTTGCACATGACCAATTTCAAAACATATTAATTGGTCAATCAAAGATTGAAGATGTAGAAGAAAATTTTAAAAATTATTTTACTAAATTCATCTTTGATGAAAAGCATAGTTTAAAAATAAAATTTATTGAAAGACATATTAAAGGTTATGTTGAAAGACATTTAGAAGCTATCAAAGAAATATCAGGTGGCTTTGAAGGATGGGAAAAAGAATTATCTTTTTCTGATTGGTATAATGATAAGTACATGGGTCAAACATTAAACCTTGCAAACGAAGGACATATAGATTGTGTCAACCATGATAAAAAAATATTCACTGAACATAAAAATAATTTTGGTAGTGTTAGTTTGAAACCTTTAAAAATAAAAAAGGTAGATACAAATACTAATAGAATAGGGGATTATGTTTTTACAAAAGCAACCAAAGTAAAAAAACCTATGTTCACTCACTGCATACAAACTTCTATTTATAGCAAACATTTTAACAACGAATACAAACCATATTTAATATATGTAAATGATACTGATTATATTATCTTTAGTCCTGACAATTGTTGGGAGTTATCCCCTGAAGGACTTAAATATTTCTTTAAAAAATTCATACAAATAAACATACAAAGACAAGAAATGCTTAGATTTGCAGATGGTAATATAAAAAAACTTGCTATGATTATTGGTGTGGATTGGTCTGAGATTAGAAACTACAAGTCTAATTTTTTATTAGAAAACTACCATGAAGAAGATATGCAAAGATTGGAGGACTTTTATGAAAAACTATAGGGAGGAAAATGACAGACGCAATATTAATTAAGTTGGCTCAGTATCAAACTGAAACAAGAAATCAAAAGAAAGAATTAAAAACTTACAGTCAAAAGTTATTAGATAGAGAAGAAGAAATAAAAGAAATTAAAAAAGAATACGAAGAAAAAATAAAACTATTAAAGGATGAGATAGCTTTTAAAGATAAGATGATTAAATCATTAAATACAAAACCAAAAAAAAGAAAGGTAAAAAATGACAAGTAATATATATAAAAAATTAGCAAACGCACAAGGTAAGTTTGTAAAAAAAGATGACAAAAAAAATGGTATGCACTTCAACCCATTATCCCATGACGCAGTACAAAAAGTATCTACAAAAGCATTAAGTGATGAAGGGTTATATTCTGTTTGTAGTTATAAAAACTTTTTTATTCAAGATGGTTTTGTTTGTACTACTTGCACAATGAAAATTATAGACATTGATAGCAAAGATTTTATTGAAATAGAAACTCATGCTATTGCAAAAGCTGATAAATATGGATCAGGTAATGCTATGTCTTATGCTAGAAAGTATGCTTTTTTAAATGCTTTGAATTTAAGAACAGGTTTAGAAGATGACCAAGAAGAAGCTATTGATAGTGAGGATGGTTTTCCTGCTGAACCATTAATAATAGAAACAAATGATCCTGTTCCTAAACTTCATATTATAAAAAGAGAAAAAAAAATAGACGATCTTTATATCACAACAGCATTAGATAAAATTAAAAACAATAAAGAAAAAAAAGATTCTACAGTTTTAAGAAGTGAAATGGAAAATCTTAAAACTGAGATACATCAGTCTATGGGTTGGGATGCGTTCACCAAGACTGAAAAATTTAAAACATTTAACGCATTAAAAAATCAAATACTAAAACAAAAAAGGAGTTAAACTATGGCATTTGAATTAAAAGAAGGTGAAGGTTATCTAAACAGAGATAATGAAAACCCAGAAAAGTTTTGGGGTTCATTCAAAATTAGTAAGGATATGAGAAAAGGTGATACTTTAAATCTTACTGAATGGATTAACACCAAAGATGATGGAAAAGTTGTTCATAAATTACAAGAGAGAAAACCAAAAGCAATGTAGCTTGTAATAAATGGGGTGGTCGTTTTTTTTAGCTCCCTTGCTGTTAGTTAACTACCACCCCTTTTACTTATGGACTTAATAATATTAAATGATGGATTGTATAGTTTAGTGCCTGTAACAAAACAAATGTTAGAAGATATAAAAATTATTGGTGGTGTAGATTGTTTTGATCTTTGCGACATACTACGTTTAAAACTTACTACATACCATGAAGGATGGAATTCACACATTATGAATGATGGCACTGGTTATTTTTATGGATGTATTTGTAAATAAATTTAAAAGGAGAATGTATGTCAGATGACAATGTAAAATGGATAGATATAGGTGAAAAGATGGTCAAGCAAATGCTTGAGAAAAAACAAAAAGAATATGGTAGCTTTGATAACAACTCATATATTATTGCAAACTTTATTCAATCAGTATTAGAAATAGTAAATGGATATAAAATAAAAGTTCCAATTACATTGATACCACAACTAATGATTGTATTAAAACTAACAAGAACTATTGATGATGGTAGCAAACAAGATATATACAAAGAAGATACTCACAAAGATATAGCAGGATATAATAATTTATTAAAAGATATGCTTCAAAATATAAAGAACAAGGAGGACTAATGAGCAAAGTATTTTACAGTCCTAGAATAAAAGAAGTAATAGATTTTATGTCTGTTTATTATGAGGAACACCAATGTTTTCCAAAATTAGATGAGATAGGAAAAGCACTTAATTTAACTAAACAAAGGGTAGGTATTTTATTAAAAAATGCTGAGAAATTAAAGTTAATAAAATCAGACAATGTTTTTATGAGAAAGTATATGTTGACGAAACATATAAAAAACAGTAAATTAAAAGTCAATAATTACTATGAGTTGTAAAAAAATATTTTACTATGAAATAACAGCAACTCTTGAGGAGGAATTTGATTCTGTTGAGAAGGCAGCAGATCAAAGGGATGCTTCAGACAAGGCAGTTGTCAAAGAGATAACAAGCAAAAGTCTTCAGCATTCTATAATAAAAAAGGAGGATAGGAATGAACCTAACCAATGAACTTCCTAGATTGTATGGGAAGCTACAAAAGTGTCATAACAATATTATGGCTACGATTGATGGCAGACTGTGTACTAAAACAATCAAGGATTATGTTGAGTACAAACAATTAGTAAGAAGAATTGTTAATGCTCAAAATGAAGAAGCAAAAGTTATTTACGAAAAGTAAATAATTTTAAATTAAGAAAGTGAAAAGAAAGGAAGGCTATCTATGTCGCCAGATAAAAAACAAAGAGATAAAGAAATAAGATTTAATAAACATTGTGGAATAAGACTGAGAAACCTCAGATGCAAGAATGGTTATACACAAACTGATCTTGCAAATGTTTTGGGTTATTCTTTCCAACAAGTTCAGAAGTATGAGAAAGGTGGAAATGGAATGTCAGGGTTTGTTGTAGGTGTGTTAACAAATTTCTTAAAAGTAAATATAAATTATTTTTCTGAAGGTTTTAATTTTGATAACTACACAAGCAACTTAAAATATGAAGATCGTTTCCCTGAGATACATAGATGTAACCAGGTAAGAAATGAAAGGTTATATCCTAACCCAAATTCCTATGAAATATCTGATGCTTATGTCAAACAAGAACTAATAACAATTGATAAATAAATGAGTTTGTTGAGCCAGTCAGGAAAAAAATATGATTGGCTCAATGACAAAACAGTTAGAGATGAAGATCAAGACAAACTAAATCAATTAGCAAATCTGTATAACAAAACTAAGGAACAAAAGTATAAAGAACAATGGTATGAATTGGTTAAAAAAGTTGTTCGGCATATTTAATTTTTTTTCTCATCATCTTCTTTCATACATTGATAATGAGCTTTACCTTGACTTGCAGGATAAAAAGCAACAAAGCTATCTTGGTTTGTCATCTCCTCACCACAGTATCTACACCTACCAATATCAACAATAATAACTTTAGGTTTTTTCCAAAGTTTCTTTTTAGGTTTTGGCATAGTTTGGTTTTTTACCTTTTCTTGATTTCTTCTCAGCTTTCTTTTTTCTTCTCACAGCAGCAGACAATTCAGATTTAGTCATTGATCTTACTTTTGCTATTGGCAAACACTTAGGATAGTTTCTTCGCTTTTCACCTTTTGATCTACCACATGGGGGATATGAACCATCTGATCTTTTGTTGGCTACATCAACCCACTTTTCTGATGTCCACTTTCTTAAACTCATCTTTTTTTCTTTTTCTTTTTAGGTTTTATTCTACCAGAACAAACTCCTGCTGCGTACATATTTGCATAAGCAGAAGGATAAACTTTAAACTTACGTTTAGCTGCTGCCTTACCTTTTGCACATAATTTAGCCATCTTTAAACTCCTTTAGTATTTCTAATTTTTCTTCAGCATGAGCAATCTTTTCAATAAGTTTATCTGATTCGTCTATGTGTTGTGGATGCTCACCAATTCCAACACTATTGTCTAAATAAATTTTTAATGTAGCTTCAGCTTCAGCAATCTGAGCTTCATATCTTTTTTCTAATGCGACAAGTATTACTTGTTTCATTATTATCTTCCAACTTTTTTCATAGCCATTTTATGAGCTTGTCCAAAAGTTTTTCCACCTCTCATAGCTTTTTTCATCATTGCCATGTGTTTATTTGTGTGATGTTTTTTATGACGTTTTAATGCGTCTTCTTGTCTTTTAGTTAGTTTTTTCATTTTTTTCTCTTTTTCTTTTTAAGTTTAGCAAAATCAGCACCAGTGATTTTATCAAATGGTGGTGCAACTCTTGCAATCTTCATTTGTTTTTTACTATACTTTTTATTTTTACCTTTAGGCATAATATAAACCCTCCAACATTCCCAACTGACTAGCAGTTACTCCTAATTGTTAATACCTACTCATCATTTTCTTTTTTTTCTTTTTAGACTTTTTCTTTTTTTTCTTCATTGGTTTTTTTCCATACATAGTTTTCTCCTTTTACCATTTTTTACATGACCAGTATCTAGCACTGAACACATCTTTAGCTGTAGCACATTTATGTCTAGCTCTAAAGCTCTTTCTTCTAGCAGGGTTAGACTTTTTAATAGTCATATTAGCATCCCCATACCTAATAATCTTTTCCTTACCACCCTTACAGGCTTTGACTACAAATTTTTTACCACCTTGTACTTGCCTTCTAGGTGAATTACATTTCATTTTAGCTTTATCAATTGCCATCTAATTTTACTCCATCAAAGTATTTATAATCATATTCTACCACTCTGCAATCATGTTTTTTACGCATGGACTTTTGTTTATCTTTAAATTCTATTGCTTTTTTCTCAGTTTCAAATATCTGATTTGTAAATAATTCATGTTTATCTGAATCATTTCTTTTCCAGATAACACAATACATCATGTTAAAGTTTTA